ATTCCGGCGAAGATTTGGGAAGTGACCGAAGGTGCGCTGACGGACGCCACGACGGAGATCATCTGGCTGGCGTTTGGCAATCCGACGCAGAATACAGGTCGGTTCAGGGAGTGTTTTGGGCGGTATAAGCACCGTTGGGTTACGCGGCAGGTTGACTCTAGAACGGTGGATGGGACGAACAAGGAGCAGCTGAATAAATGGGTTGCGGACTATGGCGAAGATTCGGACTTCTGCCGGGTACGTGTTCGTGGGGAGTTTCCGAGGGCTGGGAGTACACAATTCATTGCGTCGGATGTCGTGAGTGCGGCGCGACGGCGTGATGTTGGCGACCAGAGCAGGGCATACAAGGTAATGAGCGTGGATGTAGCGCGGTTTGGCGACGATCAGACGGTTGTGGGATGGAAACAGGGGTTGCGGGCGCACATTGTGGAGAAGGTACGTGGACTGGATGTGATGCAGGTTGGCAGCCGGGTCATTATGCACATCTGCAATGAGATACCGAGGGCGTGCGTGATTGACGGCGATGGAGTCGGTGGCGGGGTGGCGGATTTTGTCAGGACGTATCTAAAGGATCGATGGAAGCAGCGGTTCGGGTATGAACTGCCGGAGTGGTTCAAGCTGGAAGAGTTTCATGGAGGCAATACGCCTGGAGATAAGTTCATGTATTTCAACCGGCGGGCGGAGGTCTGGGGCAGGATGCGGGACTGGCTGGAAACGGCGCAGATACCGGACGATCCTGAATTGGAGTCGGATTTGACGGCGCCGGAATACTTCTTTTCATCGAAGAATCAGATTCAGTTGGAGCGTAAAGAGGATATGAAGAAGCGTGGTCAGGCGAGTCCTGACTGCGGTGACATGATGGCAATGTGTTTTGCTGTAACGCCGACGATTCAGACGAGAGAAGAGGCGTTGGTGGAGAAGATTGCGGCGACGGTTGATCCGATGGAACGTCATTTCATGATGTTAGAGGAAACGGAGCGGAAAGAAAAAGCTAGACAGCAATTGCAGTATTGGGAGTAGTATGTAGCCATGAGCTTCTGGGATCGTTTTCGGCTGGCAGTACAGAAGTGGTTGGGGATTGACGTTTTGTCAACTCGCGGGTTGATTCAGGCAAGGGAGAAGGCTGACCGGGAGCGTCATGCGGAGTTGATGACGGCGTTGGGACGGATTGAGCAGCGCATGACGGTGGAGCACATTGATCCTTCACAGAAGTTCGATGTTCCGATATTGGATTGGGACACCGTGCAGGCGATTGCGTTGCATGACCTTGAAAAAGAACAGGAGCCACAATGAAACCGTTCGAACATAACGGACGACAGTTTACGAATGCGGATGCTTGGCGGACGGCGAAGGCGACGGTGGCTCCCAAGCCTCCGGCAGCCGAGCCGGACGAAGAAAAGGGGTATGAAGAAGCGGAGATGCAGCCGCATCACGAGCAAATTCACGAGCATTTGAGGAACATGAATCAGATGACCGGGGAAGCTCACAGCCATATCGAGCATCATGAGGATGGCAGCCATACCAGCCATCATGTCAGCAAGGATGGCGAGATGCACGGGCCGCACGATCATGCCAACATTGAGAAATTGAAGTCCAACATGGACAAGTTCCTTGAAGAAGAAGGCCGGGAAGGCGAAGGCAACGAAGAAGAGGAGAATTACCGATGACGACACCGATTAACCTGCAACTTGAGGCGCTGGAAGTTCGCAAGCGTCTGGATGCTCTTGAGGGCAAGGCAAAGGAAACCGATACCGAGTTGATGGACCGCGTGGCGGCGCTGGAAGGGCAAGAGGTTCCGGTGGATGCGGAATTGACGGCGCGGGTGAAGGCCATCGAGTACGAGATTGGCCAGATGAAGAATGCGCTGGAGCCGGTCAAGCAGGCTTACGTGACGCGGACGCCGTCTTCGCTTCTTCCGAAGGAGTAGCGGTGCCGTGGGTCTCGACAAGTCAAGCCCGCTGGGGACATTCCTCGGCGGGTGAGAAGGCGTTGGGAGGACCGTCGAAGGTGGCGGAGTGGGATGCCGCCACCCCTCAAGGATCGCTTCCAAGGAGGTTATCGAACGCAATGAAAAAAAAGACAGTTGACCTTGGCTCGAAAGGAAGTTTTCAGGAGAAGCCGGGAGCATTGCACGCCATGCTGCATGTTCCCGAGGGACAGAAGTTGAGCGCCTCCGAGATTGCTCCCAAGCCGGGCGATTCGCCATTGCTGCGAAGACGTAAAGCGAGTGCTGCTGGATTCCGTGCGATGAAACATGGAGGATAAATGGCGACTCCGCCGACTGCCAACGACGAGCAGGACGAAACACAATCCACAACGCCGAAGCTGACTCGCCTACAATTCCCTGAAGGTTATGTTCCTGGCCGTTATACGCCCTGGATGTGTTCTCCCGAGCCGATCTATGGGCCGGATGAGCTGGGCGAGTACAAGAATGCGGTCGAGGATTTGATTCAAAACGTCAGCAAGTGCGATGCGGCGGCGCGGACGTGGGAAGTGTTGCAGGCGTGGGAGATGCGGTTGTTTCGCCGGAATTACCACTTCCTGACGGCTGGGTTCAGGGGTTGGGGAATGTTTGGCGGGTCGTCGGGCAGCAGTTCTGCCGCTGGGGCCAGCATCATGCAGACGCAGAATGCGATGAAGTTGTTTTCCTGCAACGTGTTTGGCGCTCGCCATAAGAAGATCACGGCATTGTTGAGTCGCGAGGTTCCCGGCACAACGGTTGCTCCTGTCGATGATGAAGACCCGATGGATCAGGCAGCGACGGAAGAGGCGGAAAAGTTCATCAAGGTATTCATCCATCAAGCCAATCTCAAGGAAGTAGTGAAGAAGGCTGCGGGATACTTCTGTACCGATGATCGGGTTGGATTCCTGACCTATACGGTTGCCGATCAGACGCGCTGGGGAACGGAACTGCCAAATCGGAAGGAAGAGATTTATGGCGAGCCGAAGTCCGAAGGCGTGACGCCGGAAACGGAACTGGACGCTGGAAACGAGGATTCGGAGACGCCTGCCCGTCGGGAAGTGACATTCGTTGGAGGAAAACTGGAGTGGAAAGTTCCCCTCATGGCCGATGATGAAGAGGATATGGGGTGGGTGCGCTATCAGCATGAAGTCAGCAACAACAACATGAAGGCAAAGTATCCGTGGATTCGGGACACGATTGGGACGCAGGGCAATTCCGATGGACTTCAACAAATCGACCGCATGGCGAGAATCAACGTCCGGTTGGCTGTGCAGGCCAGTTCGACCAGCGGGGAAGCCTACAAGAATGATGCGACGGAAAGCGTGGCATTCTTCAAGCCAAGCGAGTATGAGGGAATTGCGGATGAGAACATCCGGTCATTATTCTATGAGACGTTTCCCGATGGGTTGGAAGTATGGCACGCCGGGGGAACACTGGCGTTTGTGCGCAATGCTAGCATGTCTCGGCACGTCAAGATCAGCCATCCGGGGCCGGGAGACGGTCAGAACCGGGAAGCATTGCTGACGAACTATCTTCCATTGCAGAAAGTGCTGAATGCCAACATCTCGTTGCTTGACCGCTACTTTCGGGCAGCGGTTCCGCGTCGATTCGGGATGGAGCCGTATATCGATGTTCATTTATTGAACACTCAGTCTAACGACCCATCGAAGATGACGCCCGTTACGGGACTGGAGGACAAAAACCTCCGCATCCCCGACATCACTGGAGTTGAGAACGTTCCGGTGCCCAATGACGCGATTCTGACTTTTGTGCAATGGCTGATTCAGGGCGGACCCGAGGCGATGGACGGCGGCAGCGCTGCAGCCTTTGGAGAAGCCGACAATGAGAGCGATCAGGGCGTATTCAAGACAACACGCTTGAAGCGTGATCAGGCATTGCAGGTATATTCGATGCCGTGGGGAGCGCTGTGCGAGGCGATGTGCGCCATTACGCAACAAGCCGTAGAATCGGCAGCAGACAACCGAATGGCGGATTTCTCGGCATCGCTTCCCGGCCAGACCAAACTGAAGATTGAGATTTCCAAGCTCCAGGGATCGGTTCTGGTGCAGGCCGAGTCAATGGAAATCCCGCAGACGATGGCCGAGCAGGAAGAGCAGATGGCTGCATTGCTGGCGGAATCGGCCAATGTCGCGCTCTATCAGCAGATTATGATGGACCCGCGAAATTTGGCGGTATTCAATAAGTTCCCATCGCTTGCCGCACTCGACATTCCGGGTGCCGATCAGGTGGAAGAGCAGCAGGGTGAGTTTGAGATTCTGATGCGTTCCGGCCCGATTGATAACCCGAAACTGGCGGTGATTCAGCAGCAGTTGCAGGCGATTCAGGAGCAGTTGCAGGAGGGCCAGACCCATCCCGAGGCACAGCTCCTGGAAGGCCAGCAGGCCATGCAGATGTTGCAGCAACAGGCCCAGCAGTTGCAACAGGCACAGCAGACTACTCCGCCGAAGGTATCGACGGTTCCGGTGGCGCAGGATACCAGCGAAAATCACATGATCCATGCTGCCATCACGCTGGGAATGCTAACCACTCCTACCGGACGCAAACTGAAGAACGGCACAGATGCGCAGAAGGCGATCTGGATGAACTTCAAGTGCCACTGGAAAGAGCATATGCAGATGTTGAAGCAACTCCAGCCGCCGAAGGAGATGGAATTCAAGGGAAATGTGAGCATTGATCCATCGAAATTTCCACCGCAGGCGCAGGCGGAGATGTTCGAGGCGATGGGACTGTCGGTTCCGCCATTTGCGCTGGAGACAGAGGATCAGACTCACGAAATCACGACTGAGAAGGAAGGCGTCGATACTCAGGGAGTTCCAGTCAAGCAGAAGGTATCGATTGTCGGAAAGCCGCTGACGTGACGCTGCACACGGTGCTGGAACAACGGCCAATCCCGCCGAATGGATACAGTTTGTTGCGCGGATATACTCCAGTGGTGTGTCACTCGTGCGGAGCCGTCATCGACCAGGCGTTTACGTTGCTGCATGATTCCTGGCATGAGCGTTTGAGACATGCAGCAACCAAGGAGACAGAGACATGCCGGACGAAGGCGGAATAATGGAAGTTGAGCAGGTTGAATCGTCAACCGGCTCGGAGGGCGAACAGCAACAGACAACCCAAACTCAGGAATCCACTCAGACGGCGCAGACACAGCAGCCGGAACCTGAGTTTTCATCGAAAACTGCCCGCGAGTTCAGCCAGTGGCTCAGAGGAATCAAGGACGCCAACCCCAACGATCCCAACGTCTCCAAGTTTGCCCGCATGGCGAAAGACGCATATTCACGTCAATATGCGCTGAACCAACTTGACCAGAAGGGATTGGATGGAGTTCGGGAGCGGTATGCGATCCTCGATTCCGTCATCCACAACGATCCTGAGCGCGGCGAACTCAAGGGTGCCGAAGCAATTGCAGCGTTGCAGGACTCGGCGCGGGAAGTACAAGAACTGGATGAACTTCTGGCCTCCGGCGATCCGAGGGCGTTGGAATCGTTTGGCGAAGATTTCAATGAAGGACTAGCGAAGTTGGCGCCGGAGATTCTTGATCGCGTTCGTGAGGCGAATCCCGAAGCGTACATGGAAGCCATCCTACCTCACTTCGTACAGGCGTTGGCAACATCGCCGCTTGTTGCCAACTACAACTCGATGGTTGACGTGCTGAA